GGGTATATGTACCAATACTGCCTGAAGGTTTGCGAATACTAACACGGACAACAGGCAACGGACTGCACTTGTCAATTAGTACATCTACTGATAACATCCAATAGCATTCTGGCATATTCCACTATTGGAGACGATCATGAAAAAAGGCAAAGGCAAGCCAAAACCAAAGCCGTGCAAACGATAACCATTACAAATGGTTAGATTGTAACAATGGCAGGCGCACCAGCCGGCAACCAGAATGCTTCCAAAGGGAAGCGTTTTGCGTCTAAGCTAGAAAAGCGCATAGACGAATTGAAGGCAATGGATGGCATAGTAGACGCGCTGATAAACAAAGCACTGGACGGCGATATGTCTGCAATTAAGGAGGTTGCAGATAGGCTAGATGGCAAATCCAGGCAGCAGGTCGATCTTGGCGGGCAGAACGGGGAAAACCCGCTGATTGCAGCAATTAACATACGATTCGTCAAATCTAACGAGTCACTTGCCGATGGAGATTAACGCGGCATTACCCGAAAAACTCGAAATGCTATTCCGCCCAATGCGGTACAAAGTCGCATACGGCGGCAGGGGTGGAGGTAAGTCGCACTCGTTTGCTATTGCATTGTTGGCACTAGCAGCGCAGAAGCCAATGCGGATACTGTGTGCCAGGGAGATCCAAAAATCTATCAAAGACTCGGTACATCGGCTGATAAGCGACAAGATACAGATACTTGGACTTGGCTCGTTCTTTGACATATTGGAGACTGAGATCAGGGGAGCAAATGGAAGCTTGTTTCTATTTTCAGGGCTTTCAAGCCAAACCGTCGAATCGCTGAAATCGTTTGAAGGTGTCGATATTTGCTGGGTTGAAGAAGCAAAGAACGTATCAAAAAGAAGCTGGGATATACTTGGCCCGACGATCAGAAAGGCAGGATCAGAGATATGGATCAGCTTCAATCCTGAGTTAGAGACGGACGAGACGTATCAGCGGTTTGTGCTAAACCCGCCGGACGATTGCATAAGTGTAGAGATTAACTTCCCGGACAATCCGTTTAAGACATTGACGCAAGAGAAGGAGCGTCTGAGCTTTAAGCGACAATTTCCCAAAGACTACGACAACATCTGGCTTGGCAAGTGTAAACCAGCTGTCGAAGCGGCTATATATTACGATGAAATTGCAGAGGCTAAAGAGCAGCATCGTATCTGTAACGCTCCTTATGACAGAATGTTGAAGGTGCATGTAGTGTTTGACCTTGGCTGGAATGATGCTATGTCGATTGCTTTGATACAGCGTAGCGCGTCAGAGATTCGGATTATTGACTACATTGAAGATAGCCATAAGACGCTAGACCACTACAGCAACGAGCTGAAAGCAAAAAAATATAACTGGGGTCAGATGTACTTGCCGCATGATGCAAGGGCGCGTGATTATAAATACGGCAAGAGCGCGGAGGAAATAATGAAAGCGTTAGGATGGGATGTCCGCATCACTCCGAACATGTCTATTGAGGATGGTATCAGGCAGGCGCGATTAGTATTTGGACGATGCTATTTTGACCAGACAAACACAGCGAGGCTTGTCGAGTGCTTGCGCAGGTATCGCAGGCAGATGAACAATACAACAAACCAAGCTGGCGCTCCGTTGCATGACGAATATTCGCATGGTGCTGACTGTTTCCGGTATATCGCCGTCAATGCTGAAAAAATGACAAACGATGACTATGGCGATTACGCGCCACTTCCACAATACGATTCACCGCTCGGATTATCATGGGGTTAAATATGGCAGATTATGAAGTTGCAACTGGTTATCTGAATGGACTGTTGCAGGAATGGGATAGCGCACGCAAGCCGCAGGAACAGACGCTGCTAGAGTGCTATCAAGATGACATGCGGATAGCGCGCAACAATGACACAACCGGAACGGGCGTAGCTAAAGCTAACACAGCAAAGCCGTTATTCATGGGTGTCACACGCTCAAAAATCCGCTCAGCGGTGGCAAAAGTTAATGATAGCCTATTTGGTAATGGTCAGTGGCCGTATGACGTGCAAGCAGAAAAACCAGAGCTTGAGCCGTACTGCAGCACGCTGAAAAAGATCATTGACGGTCAGCTTGAAGCGATGGATTACCGCGATCTGATGGGATCAACCGTCTACGCTACTGGCCGTTATGGGACGGCGTTTAAGTTTGGCCCGTTTAATCGCACAAAGAAAATCACAAATACGTTTGTTGATATCTCTGCAGGTTTTCCGCAGATCGTACAGCAGGAATATGAATACGAGGATCCATACTTTGAGCTGGGAAATACGCTTGACTGTTACCCTGACCCGTCTGCACGGACGATGAAGCAAGCACAAGGTATTTTTTGGGTGTCTATGTTTTCGCCTAATCAAGTGCTAGAGCTAAAAGGCAAAGATGGATACAGGAACGTCGAGGAAGCTGCACGCGTACCAGATCAATCTGGCACTGATAACGGTTCTGACATGGCGCAACAACTGCGAGGGAATCTGGATTACTGGTACAAGGACGGGCGCGTAAAGTTCGTCCGGTATTTCGGTCTGATGCCAGCCAACAAGGTAGACACACTGCAAGTACAGCAGGACGACGACAACGAGGATGCGGATATCGAGTTGGCAAGCGAGCCGCTAGATTCTGATGATATGGTCAATGTAGTCGTAATCATGGCTGGCGGTTATGTGCTGAAAGTAACACGCATAGAAGACACCGATAAAAAGCCTGTATTGCGTCAGTGCTGGGAAAATGCGCTTGATGAAATGTGGGGAATTGGCATAGCTGAAAATAACTTTGCAATGCAGCGTGTTACGAATGCGGCCTTCCGCATGTTTACCGAGTCTAAAGGCTTGGCGCTAAATCCGATGTTTGCAGTGGATAGATCAAAATTCCTGCCGACTGAGGACTTCAAGCGATACCCTGGCAAAGTGTTTCAGTTCAAGCCAGGATTATCTATCGAAGAACAGAATTCAGCGCTCAGGCAGATACAAACAGCAGATGTTTCTACCGGGTGGATGGATCTGATAAACGTTGCTGGTCAATTCAGCGATGACGATACTGGCATCACAAAGTACACTCAGGGCGATGATTCAAGCCACTTGAACAAGACAGCGACCGGCATAAGCATGATTATGTCGGCAAGTTCTTTGCCGCTGAAAGAGGTTATCGAGCATTGTGACCAGACCATAGAAGCGGAAATTGAAGCGCTAATCGACTGGAACCTGACATTTATGGAGCCGCAAACCGTAGAGATTCTGTACGGCAAAGAACATGCAGACCGCTGGGCGCAAATGAAGAAGTTAGGCAAGATTTCATTTATTGATTTCAAGGCCACAGGTACAAGCTCGTTCATGGCAAAAGAGGTGCTGACTAGCAAGTTACAGGCATTTATGAGCATGGCAATGTCAAACCCTGCCACCGCGCAATTGATCGACGTACCCGAACTGTTAAAACAGGTATGGGAAGCGATGGAAGTCGGGCGTAAGTTGCCGATTATAGAGAAAGACAATGGCGAGTTGCCGCCTGAAATACAGCAGCAAATGCAGCAACTGCAGGAGATGCTACAGCAGGCAGATCACACCATTCAGCAGATGGGCGCGGAGCTTGATAGTAAGCAGGCGGATCAGGAGTCAGCACAAGCAAAAGCCATGCAGGAGCAGCAAAAGATAGAGATTGATCGCTACAACGCCGAGACTAAACGCATAGTCGATACCTACAACGCTGAGACGCAGAGAATGCTGGCTGAGGCGGATGTAGCCACGAAAGACTTGAAAGAAAGCGAGCGTGTGCAATATCAGGCAGAGCTTAAGGTGATGATGGACGAGCGCGACAAAGACCATCAGCACGAGCTCGAAATGGTACGCCGGCATTACACCAATCCGCAAATGCCGGCCAGTCCGGTATTGATCATGCCTGACTAGCACATATTGACTATTTTTGACAACTAGGTATATTTACTAATATGCAAGACAGAATCTCGCAACTTGAGCGCTTTATTGGATCTGTTTCCCCGAATTGGGATCAGGTGGCGCGAGAGATTGATGGCCAGATTGATGGCTTGGTTCTGTCCCTAATTGCACAGAATAATGAAGAAACGCGAGGCAAGATTAAGGCTTTGCGTGATTTACGAGATTTGCCGACAGCTCTAAAACAGGAGCTTGATGCAATAAAAGCCGAATTACCTGAATAGGCTCGGCGTGTTTTGGGCTACCGCGAAAGCGATCCATGAAGGTGTTAAATGACCGAAAAGCGACTGGAAGACATGACATTAGACGAGTTGCGCGCCGAGGCTGAGAAAGCCACAGAAGTTGCAGCAGAAGTGGTTGATGATCAACAGACGGAAGCGTCAGGCGATCAGACCACGGAAACGCATGAATCTGACGAAGGCGGAGAGCCGCAAGGCGAAACGCTGGATCAGATTAAAGCGCGTCTGGAAGCTGCTGAAAAAGCACTGCGGGATACAAAGGCTTGGGGAACGCAGAAGGCTCAGGAGGCGGCAAGGCTACGCAAAGAACAGGAAGACGCACAACGAGCTGCGGTAAGACCGCAAATACTCGACGCGAATCCTGAGCTTGCCGATGCTGTACGTTATGTCCAAGCCGACGACTATGCAAGACAGCGCGACGCTGCTGATCAGTCACGCGATATGTGGCAGAACACAGTTAGAGCTGCAATACCTGACATTGATGATTTGCTGAATGATGATTCATTTATGCAATCGCTTGAAAGTCGGGCGCAGAATGTCGATTGGGCTAATCCAATTATCGCAATCCGCGAAATCAATACCGAGATACGTCAAAGAGCAATGGCAAGCGCGCAAGCTGCACAGCAGAACGCACGGGCCGAAACAAAACGAAGCGCGGCAAGTGTACCTACTGGTGGCGGCAGGCAAACAATCAGGCCCACCACTGCTGACGATGACATGCTGCGTAAATTTCAAAATATGTCCGACGATGAAATAGCGCGAGAAGCGCGGAAGATCGCAATGGGGCAACGATAGAGGTATATTCTTATGGCCGGTAACACAACCAGCACAATCACACAAGCAGTAAACTATTTTTATGATCGTAACATGTTGGCACGCGCACAGCCTGCCGATGTGCATGGTCGCTTTGGTCAGAAACGCCCACTGCCGCAAGGCAACGGCACGGCGGTTAAATTCCGTCGCTATGACCAGCTTTCAGCAGCTACAACCCCTTTGCAGGAAGGCGTTACTCCTGCCGGTTCCAGCGAATCGGTAACAGACATTACCGCTACCGTTTACGGCTACGGCAACTATGTTACGCATACCGATCTGCTGCAACTGACTACACTTGACCCGTACATTACCGAAATGTCCGGCGTGTTGGGTGACCAAGCGGGCACTTCAATAGACCAGGTTCGGCGTGATGTTTTGGTTGCCGGTACTAACGTAGCTTATGCTTCTGGCGTGGCAAACCGTTTGGCGCTGGTGAACAAGATCAGCTCAACCGATCTGGATAAGGCTATCCGGTTCCTGAATGGTCAAAACGCTAAGTTCCTGCGCGACGAGATTTCAGCATCTAACAAGATCGCTACTTCTGCCGTTCGCAAGGCTTACGTTGCCGTGATCCATCCAGATGTTGAGTTTGACCTTGACAACTCTGTAACTGGTTACAAGTCGGTGTCTGACTATAGCTCTGGCATGGACGTGATGGAGAACGAAGTGGGTTCTTACAAAAACATCCGTTTCGTGACTTCTACCAACGCGAAAATCTGGACTAACGCAACCACTGCTACCACTGCCGGTTACAAGGCAACTGGTGCTGGTTCAAACGACGTTTACGCGACTTTGATCTTTGCTGCCAATGCATACGGCGTCATTGATCTGGCGGGTAACGCTCTGAAAACCATCATAAAGCAGGTCGGCAATGCTGGTGCAAGTGATCCACTTGATCAGCGCGGTTCAATCGGATGGAAGGCATACACCACAACTGCCATTCTGAACCAAAGCTGGATGATCCGCATGGAATCACTGGCTACTGCGTAACCAATCACGCCCCTGTAACAAGGGGCAACTTTTTCGAGGTGAATCACTATGGCAATTTCCACAACCGTTGTAACGCAATCTAACGGCGTTTACGGCAAGTACATCAACTACTTTTCAACCAGTTCAGCAACTGCTGCCGCAACCACCTTTACCGGCATTGGCTTTACGCCACGCAAAGTGACGCTGCACAACCTGACAGACCGCATCAGTGATGAATGGTATGAAGGTATGGCGTCTGCAAGCTCTTTGCATACTGTGGCGAATGGCACGCGCACACTGGAAACCACGAACGGCGTAGCAGTTTCTGGCGATACCGTAACCTTCACTGCTACCACTATGGTTGCAAGCAAGGTCTACGTTCTGGAATGCGAGCTGTAAGTAAAACGGGGGAGGTAACTCTCCCCCTATTTTTGTAATGTCAACTATCTGGGGTTCCCATGACTGACGCACTGGAAGTAAAAGCACTTGAAGGCGAAGTGATCGAAAGCGAAAACAATGCACGCAAACGCAAGGGCGAAAAGCCTTTGAAGATGTACAAAATCATGTTTCACGAAACAGACGGCAATAAATCAGACGTTGAGATTATTCACAATTTCAATAAGATGGTTTTTCCTCGTGGAATATACAAAGAAATTGACGAGAATTTTGTGAGTGTAGTAAAGGATGCTGTGCATCAGTCAACTCGCGTTTATCGCGATCACAAGACTGGCGAGAATATCCGCGAGGATATTAACAGGCCCATGCTGCACTACACGTTGGAGGCGATTTGACAACGAGCTGGACAGAAACCGCTGGAAAGATATGCAAAGAGGCGTTATTGATTCTGGGTGTAGTTGCCCCTGATGAAACGCCAACTGCTGTAGACATGACGACGGCGCTGAATGCGCTGGATATTGTTTTGCAGGAGTTGCCTTTGCGCGGTTATGTCTGGCCAGCTTTAACGGCTGAAGCATCACTGACATGGACGAGCGGAAATACTGTCGCATTACCAACGGACTACTATTCAAACCCTTCAATGTGGTCGAGCGTTTCCGGTGCTCGCGTCCAGCTTGAGCAAATGACTCATCCGCACTGGATGACACTGCGCGACACTGCAACCGTTGGAACGACTACCCATTTTTACATTGATCCTGTCGGCACCTGCTATCTGTATCCTGAGCCGGCAGTTAATCCTGTGTTGACGTTTCAGTATCAGCGACTGATTGCCGATAGCGCGCAATTTACTGCGCCCGATGTTCC